TATACGCATATTGATTGTTTAATTTATAAAAGTTTTAATAGAGCAGTAGAAATAGGAACATCTATTTGGGAATACTTTTAAAGAACATGGACTATCTAAAGTTGATTATTTATTAACAACTGATAATCAAGCCACTACAAATATAAATAGATTTATGGTGGAAGAAAAACAACTCATTGAAGAATACGCAATACACCAACAAGTCTTAATCCAAGAAGCTTTAAAATGTAATGAAGATATTATGGAAACTGGTTGTGGTTATTATTCAACACCATTGTTAGTTGAGATAGCAAAGTCTAAAGGAATTAAGCTAATAGGATTTGTTCAGGATATAAACTGGGCTAGAAGATTTGACTATTTAATCGGTTCACATTATCAGCAAATACAAATAGACTTTAAACAAGAGATACCATTAACACAAAGGTTTGGAATGTGCTTCTTAGACCACGAGCAATTTGTTAAAGATAGAATCAAACATCTAAACAATATACTAGAACATACCAACACAGTTGTAGTACATGATGCTGATAAAGTTCAATCTTTTGCTTTACTGCACAAACCATATAAGATTGAAATGCACAAACACTTAACACCTAACACAGCAATCATTAGAAATGTTTAATCCATACGAATACTTTAAAGGCAAGAATGTTTTACTCATAGGTAATGGTGAGAAATTAGGAACTATTGATTATAGTAAATTTAATTCAATCGTTAGAATGAATCTTGGAGTGCAAGACAAACCCTGTGATGTTTGGATTAACAATCTAGTACATGAGGGACATAATATGCTTAAAGAGATTCCACAGATACGTTGCATTGTAAGACTTAACTTTGAAAAAGATGGTAAGAGAGCAGAACGTATGCCTGATTGGGTTAAGAAAAAAGCTTGGCTATGGAACATATACGATTACAGTCAAATGACAATTAGATACAATTATTATAGACCAACGACTGGTTTTGTATCAATCTATTGGCTACTCAATCATTGTCAATGCAAAGTAACAATTACAGGATTTGATTTCTTTAAAACCAAGAATAGATATACAATGGAAGAAGTGCATCATATTGGAACTAGCAAAGGTTATAATCACGATGTTAAATTGGAAGAAGATGTTATTACAAAGTTAATTCAAAGGAAGATTATTAATGCCATTTAGCAAACCACAATTAGAAGTTTATAAATGTCCAAAGAGATTTAGAGTTCTTATTACAGGAAGAAGATTCGGCAAGACCCACTTAGCCATGTATGAACTATTAAGATTTGCAAGTCGTAAACCTAACTCAAAGATATTCTATGTAGCACCAACTTACAGAATGTCTAAAGAGATTATGTGGAAACAAATCAAGAAACTTACTACTGAAAAAAGATGGATTAAATATGCTAATGAAACAGAACTAACATTAATACTTAGGAATGGTAGCCAGATAAGTTTAAAAGGTGCAGATAAATCACCTGACAATTTACGAGGAGTAGGATTAGACTTTTTGTTACTAGACGAATACGCAGATATACCAGTAGAAGCATGGACAGAAGTTCTAAGACCAACTATTTCAGATAAGCACGTAACAGGTAACGTATTATTCATAGGAACACCAAGAGGATTTGGTAACTGGTCTTATGAGATTTACCAGAAGGGTTTAGGAGATGATTCAGAATGGAAGTCATTTAAGTACACAACATTAGATGGTGGTCAAGTTGATGCAGAAGAAATAGAACAAGCTAAAACAAGATTTAGACGAGACGTACATTTAGTACAAGAGTATCTTGCTTCATTTGAAACATACTCAGGAGTTGTTTATTATAACTTTGATAGAGAACAGAATGTCAAAGAATGTAGCTATGACAAAGATGCTATTATTCATATTGGCTTGGACTTTAACATAGACCCAATGTCAGCTTGTCTATTCCATGTTAAGAATAACATAGCTTATGTGTTTGATGAGATAGTTATTTATAGTTCTAATACTGATGAATTTGTTGATGAACTATTAAGCAGATACCCTAAAAATAAAATGATTGTTTATCCTGACCCAGCTTCAAGACAACGTAAAACTTCTGCTGGTGGAAGAACTGATTTAACCATATTGCAAAATGCTGGTTTAAATGTTAAAGCTAAGAATACTCATGCTTTGGTAAGAGACAGGATTAATGCTGTTAATAGTAAGCTGAAGTCATTTGATGGTAAAAGAAGTATTTTTATTAATCCTTCTTGCAAAACACTAATTAATAGCTTAATGAAACAAGTTTATAAAGAAGGTACAAATCAACCTGAGAAAAATAATGGCTTTGACCACATGACTGATGCACTAGGTTACGCAATAGAGTACATTTTCCCAATCACATCAAACCTACCTAAAATCAGAACCTAAGAGATTTTCATAATGGCTTACACAAGAAAAGAAATAGAACAACAGCACACACAATACAAAGGTATGATGCCAAGATGGGAATATTACATCAGATCATATTTAGGTGGTAAAGAATTTCAAGATGGAAAGTTCCTACAAGAATATCAATTAGAATTAGAATCAGAATATTTTAAAAGACTTGCTTACACACCATTAGACAATCATTGTAGAAATGTAATAGATATTTATTCATCATTTTTATTTAGAGTTCCACCAACTAGAGAACTTGGAACATTACAAGACTGACCCATCAATAGATCAATTTTTAGAAGATGCAGATTATGAAGGCAGATCATTTGATGCTTTACTAAGAGAAGTTCAAAACTATGCTTCTGTTTATGGACATTGTTGGATTATCGTGGACAAACCATCTACCAATGTTATGACACGTGGAGAAGAATTAGAACAAGAATATTAGACCCTACCTAAAATGTATATACTCCTGAAAACGTACTAGACTGGAAATATACAAGATCGCCAAATGGATATTACTATTTAGAATATTTAAAAATTAGAGAATCAATAGAAGATGACAAAGAATGTTATAAAATTTGGTACGAAGATAAAATTGATACAGTATTTTTACCAACTTCAAATAGAGATGAACCAGTATTAGTAGATTCAGTTCCTAATCCACTTGGTAAAATTCCTGCTGTTATTCTTTACAATCAAAGATCACCTATGAGAGGTTTAGGAGTTTCTGATTTAACTGACATAGCTGATTTACAAAAAGCAATTTACAATGAACTATCTGAGATTGAACAAATAATTAGAATATCTAATCACCCAAGTTTAGTTAAAACAAGAAGATACTGAAGCTGTTGGTGGTGCAGGTTCTATTATAGAAATTCCTGATAACATAGATGCAAATTTAAAACCTTATATCTTAACAACCAAGTGGAAGTAATTTAGATGGAGTTATAAGATCAATCACTCATAAAGTAGAAGCTATTAATAGTTTATCTCATGTTGGAGCAATTAGAGCAACAGGAGAGAGAATACAGTCTGGTATTGCACTAGAACTGAGTTCCAATTACTTAATGCTAGACTTGCACAAAAAGCAAAACTTATGGAACTTGCTGAAGAACAAATTTGGAGACTATTTGCATTATGGCAAGAAACAGTATTTGATGGAGAAATTATGTACCCTGATACATTTGACATTAGAGACTGGGCAACTGATTTAGAATTATTACAATCTGCAAAAGCAAGTAATATTAAATCTGGTACTTTCACAAAAGAACTAGATAAACAAATAGCTAGTAACAGTAATTGAAGATGATGAAACATTAACAATTATAGATCAAGAAATAGATCAGAACACTCAGGCACTGGAGAGTTCCCACAACAACCTATAACATTACCAACAGTTTAATGTGGCACAAGATTTATTACAGCAGCTTCAAAGCATAAGAGCAAAAGCTGTAAACAATTTAGAAGCACAACATCAAAGACTATTTAAACGATACATTAAGAACTTTAGAGACAAGAGTAATCAAAGCTAGTATCAGAACTTCCAATTCAAGATGGTGCTTTATTCATATACAAGACTTGCAATAGAGATTAGACCAAAACTACAACAAGCAATAGAAGAATTATATTTAGCTAAAGTTCAAACATTCATTAATGATTATGACAAGATTGCAGGAACGATGTAGCTACTTATGGCAAACTTCCAATTCCTGAATGAGTTTAAACAAATAACAGAAGCTGATTTAGTGACTATCCAACAGTTAAAGAAAATAGCATTTAGTCAATTTCAAAACTTAGCTACTGAGTTCACTAACACATTAGCACAAGAAGTTTATCAATCTACTTTAGTAGGCAAAGCCATTTGGCAGATGTGGCGCAAACTATTAGAGACAAGATTAATGGTATCTAATCTACAACAAGCAGATGCAAAAAAGCAACAAGAACTTGTGGACTTTATTCAAGCACAAAAGATTGCTGGAAAGACTAATACTGAAGATTTTAAAACAGCAGTAGATGAACTTAAACAAACTTATGGTAGTTTACTGATGACCTGGTGCTAACCTAGCAGCTTATTCATCTCAAATAGTTCAAGATGCTTTAAATGGGATTTGATGGACAATTTGCAAAATTTAGAGCAGATGAATTAGGTTTAACTAGCTATGTTTATTATGGTTCAATCATTAGAGATAAGTAGAGATTTCTGCGTAGAACACGCTGGTCAAGTTTTTACTGAAGAACAAGCTAGAGAACTATGGCAACAAGATTGGGCAAGGTAAATCAGGTAAGCGACCCATTCATAGATAGAGGTGGATATAATTGTCGTCATCATCGGCAACTCAGTAGACCCTGATTGGGTACTATCAAAAAATATGGTAACATTTGAATACACAGCAGAATAGAACACTATAAGAACATCATTGATTTAATATCAATATATTGATAAATCACAAATATTAACATATAGAAGGAGAACAAAGCAATGAACGACACAGTAAACAAGTCGGTTGAGAGTAGACAGCATCTCAGGACAATGCTGGAGTAAACGAAGTTCCTGAAACAACTTCACCTGAGAACAAAGTTTTTACTGCCGAGCAGTTAGAACAAATAGTTCAAAGAAGATTAGAGAGATATAAAAAATCTGTATCTAATAAACTCTGATGGCATAGATATTGAAGAAGCCAAAAAGTTACTAGAAGAAAAGAAACTTAAAGAACTAGAAATCGCTAAACAACGTGGCGAGTTTGATAAAGTTCTGAAGGAAACAGTATCAAAAAAGTATTCAAAAATTCAATCGTTGGAGACTGAATTAAAAGGATTGTATAGACGAAACTTTAGTCAATGTAGCAAGTGGCATGAAAGCTGTTAAACCAGCAGAAGTGAAACAGTTACTAAGATCAAATGTTAGACTTAACGAAGCTGGTCCTTGTTGAAGTAATTAACGAAGATGGAACTCCGAGATATTCAGATAAAGGCGAACCAATGAGTGTAAACGAATTAGTTGCCGAATATTTAAAAAACAATCCCCACCATGTTTTATCTACTCCATCAGGAGCAGGTAGCAAGGGCACAGATTGGTGGTGCTACTCCAAAGACAAATAAATATTGGTGATCTTGATTTGAGTAATCCGAATGACAGAAAATTTATGCTGACATGAGGAAACAACGAGAACAAGGTGTATTTCAAATGAAAATAACTAACAACAACAACAAACTATAAAACTATGGCAAATGAAACAACAAGTTCAACACTGAGTGAATTTTTACGAATATAACTCAAGAAGCTATATTCACATTCCAAGAAACTTCAGTTATGAGACCACTTGTAACTACTTACCCAATAAGTGGTTCAGGTAAAACTATTGAAGTTCCTGTGTACCCAACAATCAGCGCTTCAGCAGTAAACCGAAGCTTCTGATTTATCATACAGATAGAATGACTTCAGCTATTATCACAGCTTCTGAAGTTGGTGTTATGACAACTTTAACTGACTTAGCTAGAGATTCAGCTAGTCGAAATGTTGGTGCTGACATTGGAAAATTATTCGGTGAAGCAATCGCTAAAAAAGTCGATACTGATTTAGCTGGTTTACTGAGACGACTTTGCATCTGCAAACGATCAAGGTGGTACTGGAACTGAACTGAACTGCTGACTTGCTTTTCAAAGCACAAGCAATATTAAGAACTGCAAATGTACCTGCACCTTACTACGCTGTGTTTCACCCTAAAGCAACTTTCAATTTAAAGAAAACTTTAACACAACCTGCTTACACAACATCAAGTTCAGGTTATGCAATTTCTGAAAATTGGAAATGAAGCTTTAAGAAATGGATATATCGGTAGAATTGCTGGTATTGATATTTTTGAAAACGCAAACATTTCTATTGTATGCTTATGATGATTCATTCGGTGGAGTATTTCACCCACAATCATTAGGTTTAGCATTAAAAGAAGATTTCAAAGTTGAGACTCAAAGAGACGCTTGTCTACGAGCAACTGAAATTGTAAGTCAGCATTAACTTACGGAGTAGGTGTATTAAAAGACACTTATGGTGTAACAGTTAAAACTGATACTGCTCTTTAATTAAACTTAGGTGGGGGTGTAAAAGCCCCACCAACTAAAAACTATGGCAAATTTTTCTGACTGATTCAGATTTATCATTTTACCAACCAGATATTTTAACTTTTGGAATAGCAAGTTTCACATCACCAAACGATTATCATGCACAAGCACGAGCAGATATTGAAAGAGAATTAAGAATTAAATGGTTTCCAGTTTATGCAAAGGAAACTTATAGAGATATAGCAATACTAAACACAACTGAAATGGACGCAACATTATTAACTGATGCACAATTTAAAAGAGCAAGTGTATTTAGAGTCATAGGTTTTTATTGCTGTCCACAATTAACTAAATTCAATTCAAACGACAATCCTGACAGATTCCAAGTTATGATGAAACACTATCAACAAATGTATGCTGACGAAATGGAACAGATACTTAGAGATGGTGTTGAATATGATGCTGATGATTCTAATACAATCGCTGACGCAGAAAAAGCACCATATCATAGACTTAAACTAATTAGATGAAAATAACTGTTAGTGATAACTCTTTACAAGTTGCTAAGAACTTTGAAAAACAAGTAAGAGAACAACCACAAATAGTTAAAACAGCTTTAGGAAGAACTGCTGAGTTCTTAATGGGTTTAATCAAACAAAGAACAGCAAAAGGAATGAGTGCAGATGGTAATTCATTCCCACCATACACAGAAGCATATAAAACATTTAGACAAAATGCTGGGAGACAAACACAATATCCTGACTTAAATTTCTCAGGTCAAATGTTATCAAATATCACACAAAGATCAGAACCTAGTTATGCTATTATTTACTTTGCTAACAAATTCCAAAATGTTAAAGCATTAGGCAATCAAAAGAAACGTAAATTCTTTGCTATTGGTGCAAGAGAAATACAACCAGTAATGAATGTATTTATGCAAACATATAACAAACTTAGCAAGATATGAGTAAACGAGAAGATATAGCATCTAATATAGTTACAGCAATTTCTACTGGCACATCTCCAATCACTTTAAAGAAAGTTACTAGAGAACCATTTAATGTTGATGAATTATCTGAACAACAATATCCAGCTTGTTTTGTTCAATCTGGTAATGAAGTTAGATCAGATGAAACAATGACATCAAGCACAATCACAAGACAAGCAACAGCAGATTATGTAATCGTTGGTTATGTTAAAGGAACTCCAACAAATATTGATACAAAAAGAAACGAGTTAATAACTACGATTGAAACTAGACTAAATTCTGATAGAACACGAGGTGGGTATGCAAAACAAACTCAGGTAGTAGAAGTATCTACTGATGAGGGAGTTTTATTCCCAATAGGTGGTATCAGAATGGTGGTGCGAGTAATGTATCAATACACTTCTGGCACTCCTTAACATTAACAAACAAGGAAACAAATATGGCAACACATACTGGTTCTGAAGGAACTATGAAAGTTGGTGCTAATACAGTAGGCGAATTAAGAAGCTATACATTAGACCAATCTGCTGACACTATTGAAGATACTTCAATGGGAGATAGCACAAGAACATACAAAGCTGGTTTAAAAGCATGGTCTGGTTCAGCATCATTATTTTTTGATGAAACTGATACAGGTCAAGATGCTTTAATAATCGGAACATCTGTAGCAATTAAAGTTTACCCTGAAGGTGCTTCTTCTGGCGATACATATTACTATGGTGATGCAATTATCACTGGTAAAAACATTTCTGCATCTTTTGATGGAATGGTAGAAGCTGAAGTTACATTTACAGGAACAGGAACTTTAACTGAAGGAACTGCGTAATTAATTATTAATTAGAAAAGGAAGATATGAACGTAATAGATAGAGTGAAGGCACAATTTGAATCTTTAGGCATTAAAAAGATTGAGGTAGCTGAATGGGGCGAGGAAGGCAAACCTTTAATAATATATTGCTCTCCATTTACATTAGGTGAAAAAAGAAACCTATTCAAAGGTGCTAAGAATGATGATCTAGGAGTATTAGTAGATGCTATCGTTTTAAAAGCTAAAGATGGAGAAGGAGAATAAAATATTTAAGCTAGATGACAAACAAGTATTATTGAATAATGCTGATGCAAATGTTATAGCTAGAGTAGCAACAGAAATGTTAGCTGGTGTTTCTTACGAGGAAGCTGAAAAAAAGTAAGAGTCTGATTCTGAGTTGTATTCCATACTTGCTCTTGGGTCAGGAATTAAAAATGAGTATGGAAGAAGTTTGTCTTATGACACAAGATGAATTTTATTATTGGATAGCTTACTTTAAAGTGAAGGCAGAACGAGAAAAACTACACTATGGCAGATCAGCAGTTAAAAATAAGAATTGATGCAATAGATAATGCTTCAAAAGCTTTAATAGAAGTTAAAAATCAATTAAAGGGATTAGGGAAAAACAACAGATGATATTTCAACAAGTTTCTTTACACTTAAAAATGCAATATTAGCATTTGCTACTGGTGCAACTATTAATGGTGTAATAAATCAAACAAAAAAATTTCAAGACTTACAAACTACTTTATCAAGAGTTACTGGTTCTGTTGAAAATGGAACACAAGTATTAAACTACTTAATTGATACAACTAGAAAATCAACATTTAATGTTCAAGATTTAGCTAACGCATATATAACATTATCAACTGCTGGAATAGCACCTACTGAAAGACTTTTAAAAATATTTACTGATACTGCTTCTGCTTCCACAGATCAAATAGATACTTTAAATGATTTAACAAGATTATTTGCTAAAGGTGTTCAAGGTGGATTAGGAATACAAGCATTAACACAATTAGTTTCAAAAGGAATACCAGCATTTAAAATATTAGAAAATGAATTAGGATTATCAAGAGATGGTATAGAAAAATTTGCAGAAACAACAAGAGGTGCAAATAGAATATTAGAAGCTTTATTAAATGGTTTAGAAAAATCATTTTCTGGTGCTACTGAAGCTAGAGCAGGTAATTTATCAACTGCAATTTCAAGATTAGGAAAAGAAACCGATTTAGTGTTATTGAAGATTGGAGATCAAGGTTTAACTAAATCTGTAAATGATTTAGCTGATGCTTTTGCTTCATTAACAAAAGAAGGTGATCCTTTATTACAATTCTTAGGTAGTCTTACAAGTTTTTTTGTTGATGCAACTACTGGATTTATTAAATTCTCACAAGATGTTGCTAAAGCAATTAAACAAACAATAGGAGAAAGAAATAAGAGATGTTAATAGAGCATTTGATTTATTATTAGAAAAACTAGTAAAGCAAAAACAAGTGTATCTGGTACATTTACTTCTCCAACAGAAATAACAGGTGTATCATCTGTGACTACCAAAAACAGAAGTACAACCAGAACCATTATTAGATTTACAAGTTGTTTTAAAAAGAGTTATTGAAGATAATCAAAATAAAATAGATAGAATTAACGATTCATTTTTACTACAAAAGGTTTAACAAAAACAATAACAGAAACACTTAATGCTGGTATAGGTGATTTCTCACAAAAATTAGCAGAATCTATTGTTCTTGGAAAAGATCTTTCAGATGTATTTAGATCAATAACTCAAAGTTTATTAGTATCTATTTTAAAACAAGCCATTGAATTGATTGCTAGAGAAACTTTATTATATTTTTGGAAACAATTACAAACATCAGAATTATTTAAACAATTAGCTGTTGAAAAACAAATAACAGCAGAAAAAATACAACAAGCTTCTATTTCAACTTCTTCTGGTGGTAGTGGATTTTTAAATACATTATTTAGTATTGGTTCAAGTATATTTGGTGGTGGTGGTGGTTGGAGTAGATGTTCCGTTATGGTGCAGAAGGTGGTTCTGTTACTGCTGGTATGCCAATGGTAGTAGGAGAACGTGGTAGAGAATTATTTATACCAAGTTCAAATGGAAGTATTGATACCTAATCACGATATGGTAGGTGGTGGGAACAAATATTACATTTAATATTCAAGCAAATGATGTTAGAGGTATTAAAGAATTATTAATTGATAATAGAGCAACCATAATTAACTTAGTTAATCAAGGTGCTAATGCAAAAGGAAAGTCTAATATTGTATGAGTGGAACATTCCCATCTAGTCCAGCACCAAGTTCGGTAGCAATATCTTCTGAATCAAAATACTATTGTAACAACAACTGCTTCTGGGAGACGATCAAGCAAGACAAATTGATGGACAAAAATTTAGATTAAGAGTTAGATTTCCAATTATGACTAGAGCAGAATTTGCACCTATAAATGCTTTCATAATGAAACAAAGAAGCCAAATGGAATCATTCCAATTTACTCCACCAACAGTAGATGACACATTAGGTTCTGCTAGTACAGTTATATCAGTTAATGGTTCTGTAAGTGCTGGTGCTACTTCTTGTTCTATTGATGGAATGTCAAATAGTACAAATGGAGTTTTAAAAGCAGGAGATTACATTAGATTTACTGGACAGAATAAAGTTTATATGTGTGTTGCAGATGTAAACTCTAATGGTTCTGGTGCAGGAACATTAACCTTTGAACCACCATTAAGAACTGCTGTATCTGATAATACTGTATTAATTTATAACTAATGTAGATTTTACAGTTGGACTTACAGGAGATATTCAAGAATTTAATATTAGCACAGAAAATTACTTTCAATACGAAGTTGATCTTATAGAGGTGTTGTAATGCCTAGATCGTTAAGTGCTTCAGTCATAACAGAACTTGCAACAAATAAACTAAACCCAGTAGAGTTAGTATATTTAGGAATTGGTGCAGGAACTTATTACACAGATCACTACAAAGATTTAACTTATGATGGAAACACTTATACAGCTTCATCATTATTTTTAGGAAGTTCAGAAGTACAAGAAACTGCTGATGTCGCAGTAAACAATCTTACATTTAAAATTCTCAGGTGCAGATACTACAATCATAAGTCTTTTGTTGAACAACAATTATATGAACAAACAAGCAAAAGTTTATAGAGGTTTCTTAGATGACAGTCAGGCATTAATAGCTGACCCATTTCTTTTATTTGATGGAAGAATATCTAATTTTGCTCTTAGAAGAAAATGCAACTACATCATCTGTGAATATTGTTATTGCATCACATTGGGCAGATTTTGAAAAAGTATCTGGGAGAAGAACTGCTGAGAACTCTCAGAAGATATATTTTCCTAATGATAAAGGAATGGAATTTGCAAGTAAGACTGCACAAAAAATTAAATGGGGTTCTGCTTGATGAACGATTTATATAGAATAATACATTTATATAGACAGTTTCCTAAATATGACAAATTTACTTACAAACAATTAACTGAAATGATTACTCCATCTTTAAACTTAGACCAGTATCAGATTCATAGAGTAGGTAAATGAAGATGTTGGATTACACTAATTGGGCTTATCTTAAGTGATAATAGTCGAACACAGATTCAAACTAACAGGCAAATTAAAAGCTAATGAATGGAACTGTGGAGAGAACATTTGGGTTATTGCGTGTTGTTGCTAAAAGCCACACGTTTACGAAATTATGTCTTGGGTTAAAGATTATTTTAGAGCTAAAATTAGAAGTTAATGAATCTGTTAAATGGATTAGAGCAGATAATGATTTTCAACATTTATAGAAGATCAAGAAAAGTTCAAAAGGGAGTTTCATATATAGAAATGGGTGAAGCAATAGTAACAGCAATTATAACTACCATAATAACAACAGCAATAAAAGTGATTCAATTGCACCTAAACCAAAAGCACCAAGATTTAATTCAACTGATGAAGCTAAAGGAACATTAGAGCAAAGATTCTAACAATAATCCTATTCCTGTTGTTTATGGTAAAAGACAAGTAGGATTAACTAGAGTATTTGTTGAAAAGTTTGTGCTGATAATCAAGATCGATGTTGCTGGAGTTCTTTGTGAAGGTGCGGGTCAGGAATAACTGCAATAGATGAAGTCTATGTAGATGATAAATTAGTTACTTTTGATGGTGCATTAACAGATGGAACAGTAAGAGGAGTAAGCAGTTCAGATGCTATGATTATAAAGGTGGAGAAAGTTTAATATCTATACAAGGATTTTTTGGATTAGATAATTCAATCAGCTTCTTCTTTGCTTGACTGAAACAACTAACTGGACATCAGATCATAAAACGTTCTGGGTTGCTATGTTGCATTAAGATTCAAATGGAATCAAAGTAGGGCTTTTAATGGATTACCAGAAGAAGTTAGAGTAACAGTTAATAAAAAAATTTATGACCCAAGATTAAGATTTGTACGGAAAGGTGGGTTCTGGTTTTCATAGACAAGATGATGCAACAACTTGGGCTTATTCTAACAACTCATCATTAGTTCTTTTAGACTATTTAAGAAATAGCAGATATGGAAAAGGTTTACCTAATGATGCCTTTGAAACAAACTACGATTCATTTAAAACTTCTGCAAATACCTGCGACACACAAGTAACACCTTATTCTGGTGCAGTAAGCGATATAAATTTATTTGAAACAAATGCAGTTATAGATAGTGAGAAAAAAGTATTAGAGAATGTAAGAGAATTGCTTGTACCTATGAGAGCAATCTTTAATTACACACAAGGTAAATACAAAGTTATTATTGAAGGAACTGGAAGTTCACAATTACTATTAACTAAAGATAATGTTGTAAGCGAAGTTAAATTACAAGGTGAAAAGCAAATCTGAAAAGTATAATAGAGTTGTAGGAACATTTACTAACCCTGAAAAGATTATCAATCAGATACAGTATTCATATCCACCTTACTGATGATTCAGCTTTAGACCCAGCAGATCAACACGCAACTATGCTAAGTGATGATAATAGATACTTTGCTTAGAAAGAAGCTTTGATATGATACAAGTTACATCACCTTATCAAGCAGAAGAAATTTGCGAGAACATATTAAAGAGATCAAGAAATAATTTAAAAGCAGAAGTTACAGTAACATCAGAAGCACTTAATTTATCTATTGGCGACATTGTAACTGCAACATACGATACAGCAGGGTTTTAGTGCTAAACCATTTAGAGTAATGTCTTTAGCTATTAATTCTGATTCAACAGTAACTTTAGGATTAGAAGAACATCAAGATAACTTTTATACTTGGCAAGAAAAGTCGAAGCACCGACAATAGCTGATACTGTACTTCCAAATCCTTTTCTGTATTCTGCGACCGAGTTCAGTTACTTTAGATGACCAACTTATTGAATATATAGATGGAGTTGTTATTACTGCTTTAGATGTAACGATTGGTGCGTTCTCCTGATAGTTTTGTGTATTACTACCAAGTTGAATACAAACTAAGCACCGATACTGATTACATTATTCATGCACAAGGAAAAGGTTTAACTCAAAGAATATTAAATGTTGTAGATGGTTTAACTTATAATGTAAGAGTAAAGGCATTTAACACTCTAGGTGCTTTCTTCTACTCACACTTCTGCAACTAGAACTATCGTTGGTGGAATTGCACCACCTGCTGATGAGCAATACGTAACTGATGATCAAAA